ACGTTCAAGCGAATTATTCTATTTCTTGTTGTTCCGTTGTAAGAGGTGAAAGTTCCGCCGCATATTATTTTGTCGTCACTTTGAATAGCGATAGCGGTTACAGAACTATCAAATCCGCTTCCCATGGCAACAGAAAAAGAAAAATCTGGCTCTGAGTTAACTGTGTTAGAGTCAAATCTAACTAAACTAGAGCATGGCAGTTGCATGGAATCAAATTCCCCCGCAATAAGCATATTAAACCCAGCAGAAGACTTACTGGATCTACTGGCTATTTTATAGGACATGCCACTAAACATTAGTAATTCTGCCCTCCAACAAAGCCTAGCCACGAAGTTCCGTTGTTCACTGATAAAAAGCTAAATGTGTCTATTTTACCATTTACGCTAGTTATGTTAGGAGCCGTGCCAGCTTGCCACTTCACGCTATTAGGCCAGGATACACTTCTTGGCGTTCCGTCTGCTGTAAAAATAATAGTAAAACCAATAGAGACTCCAGAAGTTGACGGAACATTTGATATGGTAAGAGTGTTGATATTGGAATTAAGAGCACAGTTAAATAAATTACAAGTATCTAGATTTATAACTAGGGTATTTGATGAAATACTGATAGCTGAAACCGTTTCCGTATATCTATTAGATACGTGTAAAGATTCAACCACGAAATTCCCAGTAGGAGAAGGTGTTCCTCCTGTTGCTGTAGAATTTATGGTGTAGATTGCATTAGAAGAAGATATTGTAATACCAGATCCGGCCACAATATTAGTTACTGGTAATAGTCCACTCACACTACTATTAAAATCTGTTATATTAGATGAAGCTAGGTTTATACTACCTAAACTAGTCCAGTTGGATGCTCCGTCCCCAATTTTAAAAATTTTATTGGTCAGATCGTATCCTGGCTCACCACTAGCTAATACTGGATTAGCAGAAGTCCATGCTGAAGCTGTCCCTTTGCGAAATGTGATCAGATCATTTACGGCCATCTTTAAGTATTATTCCTGAGAATTGGATGTATTAAATCATAATAGTTAATTATACGCCCCAGACAATACCAAAGCCACTATAAAAGAACAATGGTTCTAGGGTATTAAATTAGGATCAATAGTAGAATAGGTTGCTATGTAAATATCATAAGAATCAGAATATGGTGTTACAGGGTCCGAGGGGGTGGAGAAATCACTATTCCCAGCTTCAGTGACAGCACAAACTTTAAAGATATATGGTATAATTCCTAAATTATAAACTGTAAAATTTCTAGTAGTAGATATATCATCAGCAAATAAAATAATAGATTCGCTGGTTGTGGTCCATGTCGCCCCACTATCAGAGCTATATTGTACAATATAATCAGTAATGGATGAGCCTCCGTCGTTAGGAACGTCCCATCTTAAGTCAACAGACTCAATACCGGGAATTCCAACAACATTGGTTGGACTATCAGGGATACTAGGAATTGGAGTAAAAGAAGAACTAGGATTGGAGAAGTTGCTCATACCAGAAGATGATACCGAAGATATTGTGAAGATATAGCTGGTATTATTTGTTAATCCATCAACAGTAATAGCTAATCCTGTAGAAGCATTATGGTTAAATTCTGTCCATGAAGATCCTGTGTCAGTACTATATTTTATGATATAGTTTTCTATATCTGTAGTATCACTTATAGACCAACTTAAATCAATAGTACCATTAGCAGGAATTCCACTAATAGAATTGGGTATGGGTTGATCAACGAAGTCTATTTCTGGCACCATATGAAAATCACTAAAAGAAGTAGTTCTACAACAAATTTTTCTTAAAGAATAGTTTGGAGCATTGGGGCCGGTTAGTACTGTTACATCAGAAGTAACTCCGGAAGAATTGGTATGAAAAATTCTTGTTTTATCAAAAACTGATTGTGTAACAGAGGCCGGTAGTGTGAAGCAGGTGTCTATACTACCAGATATAGAAGAATTAGTACTAATATTATATTTGCCTAAATTATTACTTAAGCTAAAATTAGCAGGAAGTTTCGGGTCTTTTTGTGTAATCGGAGTAATTGCGGTTATTCCAGCTGATGACACATTACTATAATTCACAACGATATTAGTATTATAAATTCTGTCACTAACTGGAGTTGTTGAGACATTGGATCCGACAACAGTCGTTGGCTTCAAACTAACTGGCCTTATAGTACCATTACCATTCTCATCAGCATAAACAGGAGCTGGGCGAGTATTACTTTGTGTACCATAAAGCCAATAGCCTTTATTTGTTCCTCCTCCTTTATAATAGCCCGCTTTGTACCATTCATTTTCTGTTGGGATATGATATTTTGCTCCACTGTTTTTAACTACAGCATTACCACTAGTTCTTCCATTTAGAGTGTATGCTCCTCCTTCTGTAGTTCCACTATTTTGTGCGCCTGTCGGTTTATTATTATGAAGCCAGTTGCAGTATCTTGCTGAGTGTAGCCAATTCAACAATACCGCTGGTTTATTGCCGTAATTCGTTTTTACGCTATAGACGTAATTACCACTAGAGCCACTACGGATAATTCCTGCTCTAGCGTCACTATTCATCGAAGTTGTATATACGCTATATGTATCAGTCTTAGCAATAGCATTTAAAAATTCTACATATTCATTATTAGTTACATGGTATTTATTCATATAATAAGAATAGCTAACTGCTCCATATCCAGTAGTATCAGCAGAATTATTGATATCTCCAACTAAAACAAAATTATTTAAGGAGTATTCATTAGATAAACTGGCTACACGGAAACCAACAGTTGACCATGTTGAAGTTATTGTATAAGAAAAACGAAATTTTGAAGATTCATCATTAGTATAGTAATCGTCCCAGTCTCCGCCTCTTAAACCTCTTTGCGCACTAGCCGTTCCATTTAAATCATTCCAAGTATATGCATTACCGGTCATATCAAAACAGCCATAATAGCTTGGTCTACCATTTGTTCCAACAGTTGTTAAATGACGAGTAATACCATTCCAAATAGCAAATCCAGTATTTGCGCCATTAAAATCTGGTAACAAACTATTTCTAATAGTAAGTTTATTATTTTTGAAAGAAAATTTATTTCCAAAAGTATATAATGAGGCCATAGTTTTTACCTATATTTTTGAATAATAATAATTATGGTGTTCCGCCATCGATGACACAGTAGTAGAGGGTTGTTGGGCTACCGGCACTGGTGCCACTAATACTACTTAGCCCAGCGATACTATTAGTTGATGACCCAAGATTCACAACTGTACTACCAATAGTTACTCCGCTACTAGCTAGTTTGGAAACTGCGATAGCTGCATTACTAGCAATATCAGAGTTTGTAATACTTGCTGAAAGATTCAATTTGCTATAAGAGATGGCGGCAGCACTATTGATATCAGCATCAACGATAGTATCATTTGCAATCATTGTACTTGTTACTGTACCAGTATCTGTTGTATATACTCCGTTAGTAACAGTACTAGCATTGCCGCTTAATGATCCAATAAAATTACCACTAGTATAAATATTACCACCAGTGAATTCCCATCTATTTGATGATGTATTCCATACAAAAGATTTTGTATCACTACCAGTATAAACTTCCATACCTCCGGTATTAAGACCACTAGCATTGACTCTAATAATATTATCACCAATTTCTACAGTAGTACTGTTAACTGTTGTAGTAGTACCTTGTACTACTAAATTTCCACCAACAGTAATGTTTCCAGTAGTAGTAATAGAATTAATAGAAGTAATATTCTTGTTAGAATCAAGCACCAAAGCCCTTCCTGCACTAGCAGTTCCGGCAGATACTCCAGATAAATATGCTAACTCATTAAGAGATACAATAGCTGAAGCGTCTGAAATATTACTCCAACTATGAGTATGTCCTACCAAAGACACACCAGTTGTGTCGATATACATCTTATCATAAACACTATCATAAGTAAGAAGTATGCCCGTTCTACCAACAACCTCTGTTGTGGCGATATTACCCAGGTCCGTAATTAGAGAGCTAGGAATCCCGGTAATCGCAATGGTATGGCTGCCAGCGTTATTTACTACTCCAATACCACTAGTACCAGTTAAACTCTTTACTCCTATAAGTCCACTTACTACACTATTAAAGTTTGTGATATTAGCTGCTAGATGAGTATGTCCGCTAACACTAACAGGGACATTACCAACCTGTAAAGAGCTAAAATTACCAGTACCATTAGGAATTGTTATAGAACCGGTGAATGTCGGACTGCTGAGAGGAGCGTAAATACCATTTACTAAACCACTAACAGCACTATTAAAGTCTGTAACATCGGTAGACTGGATAGAAGGATCACTTAAACTAACTGTAACAACTTTAGATGTATTATTATAACTAACTGCTACTCCACTAACACCACTAATAGTAGATCCAACAACATCTTTTACAGCATTGGTGTCTAGGCCCTCTGAGGATATTACAAATCCTTTGTCTCCGGTTGGAGTAACAGATATATTGGTTCCAGCAACTAGACTTTTAACTGGTAATAGTCCACTCACACTACTATTAAAATCTGTCACCTGAGAAGAGCCAATACCCGTAACAGCTATTCTTACAGGGATACCGGAGTTTGATGTGAAACTAACCCCAATACCACTAACTCCAGTCAGATCATTAGACGATGGTAATATTGAGGAATATGCTAAACTATTCCATGAGGTTAGACCATCACCTATCTTGTATCTTTTTGTGTCTGTTTCAAAACCCCATTCACCAGCACTAAGAGTTGAATTGGCAACTCTCCATTCGCTTGCTGTGCCTCTACGAACTTGAATTAATGTTTGAACAGACATTTGTCATCTCCTAATAATTATTATGGTGAACCACAATCAATACTATATTGGTCTATAAAGTTACTTAAATAAGAATCTAAACCTAAAATATCACTAGCATATACAACAGTACCAGCATATCCAACAGTAATATCTACACTTTTATCTGAAGAAGTCTCAATAGTCAAATTATTAAAAGTATTAGCTATAGCAGTTTCTATTTCGAGAGTATGCTTAGTATCAAAAATTTCTAATGTAAAATTGCTCATGTGTTATCACATTCCAAAAGATCTGTAGATTGACTAAATCTCTTGCCGATAGTTGCTGTTCCAAAAAGTAAACGACTAATATATTTGCCTCCACCAGTATACAAATCGTCATCGCTTTGTAATTCTAGGTCATACTTAGCCGTATTAAAAGCAAAAGAATTGGTTGTACTAGCTGGTATAAGCAGAGTCAGTTTACCTAGCTCTGGTTCTATCGTAAATTTATATACGGTATAATCTAAATTATCTGTAGTAAAAGCCTGTGTAATATTAGTGTTGGTTTTCCAGGTTAGTCTAGCACACCAATTACTTAAATTAATAATGTTGCCATTCTCATCTTTATAGACTAATGTTAATCTAAAAGACGAACCTTGTTCGATAATAAAATCGTATTTACTAGCTGCCATAATCTGCCCTAAATAGATTTTTATGTAAGATATTCATAGTTTAATACACCTTGGAACTATAACTATGCTGAAAAGCATATGTATAAAAAAAAAGACAGGCCAGCGAATACTGGCCCATCTTCTTTTGATTAATTATTGACGATCACTAAATTATAGTGCGCCAACGAGAACTCTGCGGTTGTCAAGAACAGCAAAGCCTAGTTCGGCCCAGCCGTAGAAACCAGCTCTCTTCTGACGATGTAGTGTATCGTCTTCAAAGATCTGAACTTCTTGACGAACTGGCATAATGAAGCTGTCTCTCTTGCGAAGATCAAGACCAACAACAACTTCGGTCTTACTTCCTGGAAGACTTGCTCCAAGCGTGTTGGAATAGAACAACTGATACTGTTGTCCAACACCTAGTTCATCTAGGTCATGAAGATTGACACCGAATACTCTGTTGAGACTGCCATCGGCAGCTGTGTAGATTTCTCTACGAGTAACTTCGTCAACCTGATCAAGACCCCAGTTACGAATATCTTCCATAGCTTCTGGAGAAACATAAAGATCTGTTAGGAGACCTCTATTGGCACTGGTACTGTTACCACCACCATTTCGACGCATAACAGTCTTCATGAGACTCACTAGTCTCTTTGTGAACTGACTTGAGCTTGCATCACTATCATATACTACGATGTTGCGATCAACACCAGCAGCCAAGATAGTGTGCCAGCCGTCGTCATTCATCTTCTTAACGAAAGAAGCTTCTAGAACTTCCATAGCACGACCAACAACGTCCCAACGAGCATCGCGGGCATACTTTAGGAGATAGTCGATGGATGCACCAACATCATATGTTGGGACCATGACGTAATCGCCTTCAACATGGCGCTCTGGAATATATCCATGGTTGGGGATTGTATAGGCAACAAAGTCTTTTTCTGTGCCAGGAGCTAGAAAATCAAGAGGAAACTCTGGAGTAGCACTTTGAGCTAATTGAATTGGCTCGAAAATACCGTCTAGGATATCTCCACTTAAAACTCCTCTGCGAAGAGGTAGTTCAAGAGCTTTTGCAAATTCAGCATTAGCAGCAAGAGCGACCTCTCTATTTGGCGAACCAGAACGAACAAGAAGATCTGTTAACTCTGGTGTTGGTTGAAATCTTTCGGTTTTGGCTGACATGTGTTTATCTCCCTGTTATTGAAAAATGATTAAAGGTTAACTGATACTTTGACGTAGCCGTCGGTATCTTTGGCGCTAAGGAATTGACCAATCTTAACAGCATTCGTACTACTTGTTCCAATCAAGCCACTAGCACCAACATAAGCATCAGCACCAGCAGAAGGAGTGATAGCAGCAACTAACATATTTGTTGTAACCTGACCAACACGAAGCACGGTGACCTTGCCACCAACTTGTGTCTCGTCTTTGTGCCAGTTGATGTGCTGTCTGGTTAGATCAAGGTTAACAACATCATTCAATAGTAGGCCAACTGGCTTGGCGCCAGAAGCAACCGCAGCATAAGCAACAACAGCATTAGCGTCGTCCATTGAAACGCCAACACCACTGGTGGCTGTTACAACACTGACAACACCACCACGCTCGGCTGTTGTGTTCATGAAAAAGGAAACATCAGTTAAAAGTTCAACACGATCTGGTTTTAGAGCCATTGTAAAATCTCCATTAAAAGTGAGTTATTTGTTATTCTTTTTGCCTAGTTTGCTACATACGAATTCGACCAAAGCAGCTCTTGTTGAATCCACTTGGGATTCTGTTTCGCCGCCGACGCTCAAATTAACAGACTCATCTTCTTCAGCCTGCTCCAAAACCTGGGAATCGGCATTATCAGACGAGGCTTTGGGCTTATCTTTCTTCTCTTTGTCGTCTTCCTTATCCTTCTTGTTTAACCAAGGAGGTAATTTGCCAGCAAAGAGTGATGTCATAGCCTCAAAAGAAACATCATCAAGAGACTCAAATTTATCTACTGTAGCAGAGGCTGCTTCGTTATCAAAGCCAACCTCAACAAGAGAAGCCATACGTTTCATTTTCTTTTCTTTCTTGGCCATCTCTTCTTCTTTCATTTTATAGCCAGCAATGACTTCATTGGCGGCATCAAGCTCAGACTTGACTTTTGTCATTTCTTCGTCTTTAGCTTTCTTTTCTTCGTCCATTTTCTTAGCAGCTTCAGCCAACATTTCTGTTTGAAGCTTCTCGATTTCTTGTGCTAGTAATTGTGCAGCCTGCTCTTTGATCTGAGCAATTTCACTGTCTTTGGCAGCAACAACTTCTGCAAGCTCTGCTTGTAGTTTTTCGTTTGCTGTTTTAAGTTCAGTTACTTGCGCAACGACTTCTGTTGTAGTTTCTGTATTTGCCATTACAACCCCTTCTTTAGCTGCACTCATAGTTAAAATCTCCGAATTAGTATTGGATTGAAAATTTAATACACCTGAATTGACAATTTCTTCATTTTTTTCTTCAAAATTATCAATTATTGTTTCTGGTTCTGGTTCTGATTTAATAATCATATTCTTAGAAAAGATTATACTATCTTGATTAGCTGGTTTGTCAACATAACCCTTACCAGTAAAGGTAATATTTCTTAGAACTCTACCTATTTTATAGTCTTCATGTTCACCAAGACCACCATATGCTCGCAGGTACTTTGTTAGGTATGCTGTTTCATTATTTCTGCTAAGAATTTTGTATTCTCCGCTAGCTTTATTTAAAACACCATAATCAAATCCCTTAAAGAAACATTCCATACTAACGTACTTTGATCCACTTTCGATTTCTGCAATCAGCTTTTCTGATCTTTCTCTGAGTTCTGGAGTAGTAAAGCCCTTATAAATAACAGAACCAGTTAATATATGATATTTTTCTGGTAAATTATCTACCGGAGTATTTTCGTCGATTAGTATGCCATCTTCTGTAATTGGCCAATTAGAAATAATATGACCAATAATAGTTTCTTCATTGTGTTCGAGATTGGTAGGCTTATGTTCTGGAGTATTCCTAGCATTCCATACTTCTAGTTTATCAAATATATCATCATTTTTATTCCATGATGACGATACTAGAATGGACTGAACATAGTATAAGTCTTCATCGCTAAACGACGCTATGCTCTTTAGATATTTAATATCCTTATTAGCTCCGTTGTATGGCAGTGCCACACTAGCATAAGAAATTGAGGCGGATGCTTGAAGAGCCGAAGCTAAACCATCTGCTTTTTCTTGTTCAAATATTTGCATAGTTTTTACCTTAGTTATTTGGCTGACTGGTTATACACCATATCATAGAAAGAAGCCTTAGCTTGTTTGATTTCATCAACTGTTAATTCTCTGTTTATATCTATCGAAATTAATTTTAACCAACTATAATAGTTATTAATTAAATTATGGTCAATAGGTTCACTTATCTGTTTAACTATTTCTGCTTCACTAATATTAGAGTATGGATTAAATTTAAACAATATATTTGTTTTTAAGTCTTCTAATTGTTTATTTTCTATATTGGATAAGCTACGAATATTCTTTTTATTAAAAAACTCTAGTAATATTGGGTTAATAATTTCGCCAATATCTTCTTGTGCTGCTGTAGCCCACAATCTTAATGAAGCACCTGTTCTTGGACTGAATGTTCTGTCTTTTCGTTTTTCACTATCTTTAGATAGTTTGGGTCTTCCTTCTCCAGCTTCTTTAGGAAGCTTGTCTGGTGATGGATTAGTTGATCCCGGCGGCATTTTAGGAGGAGTTAAGGCTTGTTTTAATTCTAGAGCATTTTTTTCTCCAGACTTTTTAGGATCTAGCTCAAGACCAACTTGACTAGGAGCAGCTATACCAAGCTGTAAAGAAATTTTACGCAAAGCGTTTTCAAATTGTGGATCATGCCATGGTCCAGATTTTGGTATCATCCTTTCAGCTGCCCTATCTCTGCTTTCACGATTAAGTCTTGATCTCTCAATGTCTGGATCAAAACCAAATCTTGTTTGCAACAACTCATCGCTAATAACATTTCTGTCAGCTAGTTGTATTAGTAATGCCTTTTCGCTATCTTCGTTACTAAGATCCATTCTATCAAATTCAATTTTAGCAGGATATTTGAAACCCATTGCTTTCTGTACAATTGCAATTTCTTGTTCCCAAAATTGTATTAAAACATCTCTGCCATATTGTAGTCTTTGAGTGAGGGTCTTTAGAGAAATGAAATTGTTTGTTGTTCCAGCAGCACCAAACGTTCCTGTTAGTGTTGGAGGAATTCCCAGGCCAGCATATACCGAATTCAAGTGAGGAATATATTTACCCTCTCCAAGAAAATTGTGAACGTTAGTATTTGATTCGACCAGTTCAATATCTGGCCCCCAAATCAAGTCCATAGTACCACCACCAACGTTATTACCTAAAATACTAGCTAGTTTAGCAGTAGCTGCTCTGGTTGGCGCTATTTTATGTTCTAGACTACCTAGTTTGAATATGCGAATATTGCTAATTGCTCCGTCGAGAGCAGCCATGTCTGCTAGTTTAAGCTTTTCAATAACAGTAATATCATCCATGATAGCATAAATCATAGGATAGGCCCATGATTGCCAATCGTCTTTCTTATAATGAAAAACTAGAGTTTTATTAGGATCAAGAGGATATGGCTTCTTAGCTTTTGCTGCTTCTATAATCTGTTCTGGTAATCCTAAAACAACAGCTTTTTCAGCTTCTGTTTTTGGACTATTAATAATTCTTCGTAATGATGGTGGTAATTGTAATTCGTAAGTCTTGTTGCTAACAAATGAAGATAATGCTCCAGCAGCAACCTCGACACAAGCAGGGTCAATAAATGTGTATTTCCAAGGAATCTCTCTTTTTTCTACAGACACTTCTGGAAGATCTGCCAATTGCATATCGGCAGAACCCAAAGCCCTATAAAGCTTATCTGCAACCTTAACGCTTATTTTTGCTGTTCTACGATCAATAACGATATTACCGCTTTTGTATATATTATTAAGAAATCTTTCGCTACGATCTTTGCCACTAATTTTTTTAAACCACTGCCTATAAAATCTTTCAATTCTTTTATTTCTGTGAACTAATCTGATGCCTTGACTAGCAAAATCACCCATCAAATCTATAACATTTTTAACCAAGCCCACACGTTGATAAACCTCATCTGCTCTGCGCAAGATGGCTTTTATTTGATTAGGAGGAGCTTCTTGTGGACGGAAAGTATAGTAATCTGATTTGGTTAAACCTGGACGACTTCCTGTTTGACCATCTAAATTAGAAAAGTCTAAGCTATATCTTCTGCCACCAGCAGCAACAGCTCTTTCTACTAAGGTAAATTCGTCTAAAGATGAAGCAGATGCTTTTAGAGCTTCCTGCTTACTGGCCAAATCATCACCCCATGTGACATACGCATCCTCTGGGATAATATTAGCGTCTTTAATAATTTCGTTTTTTGTTTTTCTGTTAGCCATATTGTTATTTTATATTGTTGTGGTTTGTAGTATGTACTTGAGTCTTGATCCAGTGTTATCGAGTGGGAGAACATAGCCCAAAAATTCTAAGTAATTTCTAATTTTATCTTCGTATAGGTCTTGTTTTTCATAACTGTCAACAGAAAACACATGATAATAAATTGGTTTGCTCTCAGACGCATTATAGTATCTATTAAATCTATTAATCAGATTTTGTGTTTGACCAATTTTTAATAAATTACATTTTTCGTCAGAAAGTAAGTATAAATAATTTCCACCAATATAGTTTTTAAGTTTTTGTCTTTCAGGAGTAGAAATACAATAGGATAAATCAGAAAATTTATTAGATATTTGATCAATCAGCATATTATTAAATTTTACGTCTGTAAAACCTAACCATTCTTTTTTATCAACGCAATCAATAAATGAGGTACTAATAAAAACATTAGAAGAGGACCATCTATCAAAAATATCATTTTTTACAGCGATATTATTTTTACATTTTTGACAATAATTTGTGCGATTATTACTTGCGTTAATATTAAATTGACGACATAATCTACAATAATTTTTGTCTTTTACTATTTTCATAAAATCTAATCGTATTACGATGCAAACGGTAATTGTATTATAGTTCTTTATACACTTTTATCTATAAATTCCCGTATAAATATCATCATTGGCGCCAGATACAAACCAATCTGGACCCTTATATAACTTTCCATCACTTTTTACGGAATTACGAGCATCTGCACCAATCACATCATAGTCTACTGGCTTAAGGGCTCTATTAATTTGACGAGCTAACATATTGGCAATTAATAAGGCACTATATCTATCTTTTCTTAATCGGCCCTTTTTTCCATGAGATAGTTTAGTTTCAGGAGTATCCCATCTGTCTCTGGCGTTGGCGTTATTACTTGTTTGTGTCATAACAATAGTTGTTAATTCATTTTTAAGCTCTTCTATCTCTAAAATACATTCACTTAAACTATCATATAAGGCGGCACTTAGGTCGGTGCTGATAATATTTTTATTTTCTTGTTCTAATGCCAAACCAAGGGTTAAGTTGTCAAATTCTGGAAATAGTAATACTTTATCCTCAAAGTCTTTTCTCATACCATGATTAGCCTGACTAGTCCATTCTGCTTTGGCAAATTGAACCAGCTCTAAAATATGCAATCCAGTTTGATCATCAGTATCTTTAGATTTGTTATCATCTATCACCGGCCATATTAGATGCTCTCCGCCATCTATTTTTAAAGGATCATGTAGTCCTTCTTCAATAGCGACACCACCACCCTGAGCATCCATACCGATTCGTATAGGAGTAAAGGTCTTCATTAAATTACGAATTTTTCTACAACAGAATCCATAAAAATCATGTTCAGTAACCAAGCCTATTTTTTGTCTTTCCTTAAAATTAGCACGATTTGTTGTCCAGCAATAGACTATACGCGAATGTGTGGGATTAACCTCTAGTATTACTATACTGAAATTGTCTTGTTCGGATGCTGGGTCAATACCATAGATATATTGCTTATTAGGATCACCGTTAATTGCTGCTGAAAATTTAATTGGCTTACTGTCTATTATGATATTGTTATTAGATACGACACAATTTTCTATCAAGCTCCTTCTAAAGAATCCTTCACTATCACTAACAAAGCAGGCAGCATATTCCATATTATAAATACCGCTATGAATAGTAGCCTTAGCTCTTGAAACCTGTTTATCATCCATAAATCCTTTGGGTATTAGCTCATATGGCATTCTAATGATACTATAGTCTTTCCAATTAAAATTACTAGGAACTTCTCCTTTAAAAATTTCTTCTAGTTTTTTAGCATCCCCCTTACTCTCTATAATCGCTTTATATCTTTTCCAATATGATGCAAAGTGCTTGAATGCGTAATCTGCTGTTCCTGATATAATGGCCTGATTGCCCATCTTAACATTGAGTGCTTCTAGCTCAGTATTCCATAATCCAGCCTCAACCATCGCTGCTTTTTTGGCTTCTTCTTTTACGTTCTGTATTGGACTAGCCGATACTGCTGCGAATCCAGAGACTACGGTTTCATAAATATCTGGAGATATAGAGGCAAATTCGTCTGCAATAATAATATGTGCTCTTAGTCCTCTGATTTTACTTCCGTCACCCATGGGAATGGCTACTGTCCAACTATCTCCTAATCTCATTGTGCATCTATCAACATCTCGACGAGGACCATCATCCCCACCGCCAAAAATACTTCTTAATATGGGACTACTACGCCATATAGTTTCCATGTATTCAAAAATGATTTTACTTTGACGAAAAGCAGCACCAACTACTACTATTTTTGTTCCTGGATAAAATGTCATTCTGACAACACAGTATAGGGCTAGCAAGAAACTTTTACCCCACCCACGACTAGCAATATACATAGGAAATGGTCTAATCCATAGTTCTTGAAGAATAGTCATCTGTATTGGATGTAATTCTATACCGAACAACAGTTTACATGTGCCTCCAATATACTTTGGGTTTCTTAGTAGTTTCATTAAATGCAAATCTGGATTTTCTATATCCAGTTCGTTTCTATGAATCATAGGATTACTATCAATCGACAGAGTCGATAGGTCTCCTAATCCGAGCCATGCATTGTCGAAAGCTACGTTTTTAGACATTATTCTGTTTAACCACTTCTAAATAGTGAATCTTTTTAAGAATCATTTCTGCAAGCTTAGCAGCGTTTGTAGCATTACCACAAAAGAACACTTTGATATTATGAGACATCTCTAGCTCTAATATATTTTTAATTAAGAAAGCTGGACTAATTTTAATCTTATCCCACATCTTTTTGGGAACAGTAGATCCTATAGGATAAACTAGAAGGTCTTCTAGATCGAATTCTAGTAATAAAAATGCGTACTTGATATTGCTCATTCTCATTATTACATCTTTGAACCTGCTTTCTACAACATTGTTAGCAAATTCACTAGCACTCTTTTTTCTTTCAACACAAATTAAGTGCTCTAATCCTTCTATGCTATAATCTCCAGTATCTAGTTTTTTATTTGCTGTAGTATAAGACTCAAAAACCCAGGGTTGTTGTTCTCTTGTGTCTACAATAATAGTAAAGTTATTATAATGAGTCATTTTTTTTATCCGCTAATATTTTTAAGAATACTGCTTCATATATATGTTCTAATCCTTGGATTAGTTTGTGATGATAATAACATAAAGTAATTCCATTATTAACATCAAATCTCAAACCAGGAAAATTAGCCCAAGTTTTAATATGATGAGCATTTAGCCTTTTACGCATAGTACATCCTAGCCATTGGCACTGATGTTTGTCTCTTTTATATACCTTGGTTCTCCACTTTTTATATTCTGGATCATCAAAATTACGCTTAAACATATGAGTTGGTTCTATATTTAGAAATATCACTATCTACCATATCTTTGACCAGATCATCAAACGACACATTAGGAGACCACCCAAGCTTATTTCTTGCCTTAGTACTATCACCTTTAAGATAATTAACCTCACAGGGTCTATAGAACTCTGGATCAATAAATATGTAATCGGACCAATTTAAATTAACATAAGAAAATGCTTTTTCACAAAATTCTCTCACAGTATATGTATCTCCAGTACTTAATACAAAATCGTCTGCTTCATCTTGTTGTAGCATTAAAAACATGCCCTTGACATAGTCTCTAGCATGTCCCCAATCTCTACTAGCCTCTAAGTTGCCCAACCCAAGTTTTGATGCAGGTGATATTGATCCGGAAACAAGTTGACCGATAAAATTAGTTATCTTACGAGTAACAAAATTTACACCTCGTCGTGGACTTTCGTGATTAAATAAAATTCCAGAACAAGTATATAGACCATAAGCCTCTCTGTATATTTGTATCATTCTATGACTTGCCATCTTGGCAACAGCGTAGGGGCTTTGTGGTAAAAACTTAGTATCTTCATTCTGATATTTATTATTACCCACTCCTACAGAATAATTAGATCCAAACATTTCACTTGTGCTAGCCTGATAAAATTTTGTACTATTAGAAAACTTCCTGATGCTCTCTAATAAATTAATAACTCCTATAGTGTCAATTTCAAATGTTGTGGTGGGCTGATTAAAACTTGTCCCAACATGGCTTTGTGCAGCTAAATTGTAAAATTCATCTGGCTTATACTTATTGATAACTGAAATACATGAGCTGGGATCGGTTAGATCAAATTCTTCTAGGTGCAGATTTGGATTAGAAATGTGTGATATTCTTTCAAGATTAGAAGAACTAGATCGTCGATATAGTCCTATAACAGCATAGTCTAAATCTAATAATAGTTCTGCAAGATATGAACCGTCTTGTCCTGTTATTCCGCTTATCAGTGCTGTTTTATTCATTGTCCACACTTTCTGGGGTTAGTAGGGGTTTATCGACAACTCCGTCTTGATAGTTATGATATCCTTGTAGCTTATACTTAACTTTTTCTGTAGCCATGCTCAGAATTTCCATTTCCTTACCTTCTCGTTCTCTCACTTCTTCATCTTCTAACATTCTAATTAAACCGACCCAGCTACTTTTCCCGTCTTCAATTCTTTTAATTCTCTGCTCTCGGGTCGCCTTTAGATCTTTACTAATTTTCTGTTGTTCATTTAATAGCTTTGTATACTCATTGGTATAATTGGCAATGCTATTGCGAGCAAAGCTCAGTTGGGTTTCCAGATTTGCAAGTTTCGGAATGTCTCTTTCTGTTTCTGTCTTTTCATATTCTTTGTCTACTTGTTTCTGAAGTTTTTCTGTTTCAGCGATGTGTCTCTTACGCTCCTTCATGCTTCTGTTAATCAGAATATCTATGGTGATGAATTGTTTAATTTGTAGTTCTTCTGCTGGTAAAACGTCTTCTCTAAACTGTTTTATTAAACCTACCCACGTATCTTCAAAGTATTCAAGCTCTCCAGTGTCAACATCAAACTGTCTCTGTATTTCTCTCCAAAAAGTTTTCGTGTGAAGCTTGTGTTTTAATATTTCTGCATCATTATCTGACTCAACAATAGATAGTTGATTCTCAGAAACATATCTTTGTACGGGAGAGACAGTACGATTGAGGTTATCAGCTATCTGCTGTAAGCTTAATGTTTTGTAGTTCTCTCTGATATATTTTTCTTCGTCGAGGCTTAATTGTCCTCGTTTTCTTGGAATGTTGTTGGCTTCCAATTGTTTGTCTCCATTAAAGTAAAAATATGTTGTTGTAATTTTTTAAGTTCTAACTTAGAAATTTTGGCCCCATGTTTAAGTTTCAGATAGCTTTCACGAAACTCGCTTTGAACATGCATATCTAAAAATTTGATTAATTCTTGATTCTGTACGTTAAGATCAAAATCTGTTGGCTGTACAGACTGATGTAATGAGGTTTCTATATAGGATGGTTGTATAATATTTTTCTTAACTTCGTTACGTTTTGCCCAGGCGGCATATAAATCACAATCATGCTTATTGTTATACTTTTCACATTGACTCAATGATACTTTGCATGTTTTGTCAAAGAAAGGACAAGAATGACAGGGTTTGTCTGGTCGCTGATAGTTATTTCTCTTATAGTTAAATAGTCTATTGCGAACATGGGTCCATAGAAAATTCTCTAATGGTCTTTTATTATCATAGTTTTCCAAGCCTTCAAGAGCGAAGATTGCGGCTTGTTGTTTCATGTCCTCTACACTATGATATGCAAATCTAAACTTATTAGCTAATCTTTTGCTAATATTTTCTAATGCTTGTAAAAACTCTTCTGTTTTAACACCATTAGGCAAATCACTCTGAGGTTTTGTCTTGATTGGTTTCTGTTGTTTTTTCATCTAGTAGTTGCGCTATAGTTTTTGCGGGCAAAGACTCTAGATCTGAGGATACGTCCTCTATGGTGCCTGATGCCCTGACGTGCAATACAGAGTCGATAATATTATTCGTTTTGATATTTATTTTGTTCATTTTTTGTTGCCTCAAACTTGCCAACTCTTACTATAATATGTTCGTTGGACAAATTGTCAATTTATTAAACAAGATTTTTAAGGAGTTATTATGGCCAACTATAAAAAGTGGACATCTGCTGAACTGGACTACATTCAAAATAACCACACTAGTTTGTGTGACGAATTTCTGGCCGGATCTCTTAGTAAGATGACCGGAGAGAATATTACTACTGCTATGGTGCGAAGACAGCGAAGAAAGCTTGCTCTAAAGAAGAGTAGAGGTCGTCCTCGTAAAATTGCTAAGGTAGCTGATGGTGCTGTTCCGTCAGTTAATTGATCTATTTAAAAATAGTTAACAACCAGATAGAAGCTACCGGTTATTTAGGCTGGTAGCTTTTATTTTTGGAATATAAATTGTTTAAGTTGTATCGTAATACTATAATTCTTATTTTATCATGTAAAGGAAGCATCTTATGATGATTAAAAGCGCCCTGGTTCTTTTGGCTCTAGTGTTCTGTTCAGTTTCTTATGGTCAAGATGTAATATATCAAACTGTTCCCGTTCAATCCACCGTATACTATCAAGCTCCAAATGTTTCTTTTGTTCCAGTATTGGTGCAGAAAGAGGTGTTGGTCAATACTTGGGAATTTCGGCCAATAGTCATACCTAATTTTACGATTTATCAATACCAGCATATTGCTCCTGTATATTATCATAGACCTTGTTGGTTTCGTAATAGCGGACCATATTATATTACTAGTCCAGTTGTAAGTCCTTATAGGTATTAATAAATATAGAAGGATATAATAAGATTATGAAGATATTATTAACTGGTGGTGGTGGATTTTTAGGCCGATTTGTTTATCAGGAACTACTGAATAGGAATTACGGCCAAACCGATATATTTATACCACGAAAGAAAGACTATGATCTAACTGATTATAGCACTGTTAAAAAACTATTTGAAGAGCATAAGCCCGATACTGTGATTCATATGGCAGCAGAGGTTGGAGGTATCGGGGCGAATATGGCTAATCCTGGAAGATTCTTTTATAGTAATATGGTTATGGGATCTAATCTTATTGAGATGAGCAGGCTGTACGGGGTTAGCCAGTTTGTTCAAATTGGTACAGTATGTTCTTATCCAAAGTTTTGTGATGCTCCTTTTATGGAAGAGGATATTTGGGATGGATATCCTGAAGAAACTAATGCTCCTTATGGGATTGCTAAAAAGGCCTTATTTGTGATGTTGGAGGCTTATAAAAAACAGTATGGATTAAATAGTTGCGTAATAGTACCAACTAATCTTTATGGACCTTTTGATAACTTTGATCCAGCTTCTTCTCATGTTATTCCTGCATTAATTAGAAAATTCATAATTGCTAAAAAGCGTAATTTCCCAAATGTTTCTTGTTGGGGAGATGGATCAGCAACTAGAGAGTTCTTGTACGTTGAAGATGCAGCACGAGCAGTTGTTGACGGAATGGAAAAGGTTAAGGATCCCGGTCCTATTAATGTGGGATCTGGCAAAGAAATTAGTATTCTATTATTAGTTGACAAAATTAAAGAATTGGTTAATTATAGCGGAGATATTCTTTGGGATAGCTCTAAACCAAATGGACAGCCTAGACGAGTTTTGAATATTGCCAAAGCTAAGCAGCTATTAGACTGGGAGCCAAAGCAAGAGTTTATATCAGGATTAAAAAAAACCATAGAATGGTACTTAAAAACTAAATCATGTGCGGAATTGTAGCATACGTCGGAAAGAACAATTGTTCAAATGATATATTAGACAAACTATCGTCTCTAGAATATAGAGGATATGATAGTGCTGGGGTGTGTTATGTATGTGGCCCAGAATTTAAAGTTTATAAGTCTGTGGGACCGGTAGAGTCTTTAAAAAAACAGGCTGGTTCGTCCTTACTGAGATCGTACTGTGCTGTTGCTCATACTCGCTGGGCAACTCATGGAAAACCATCACTAAACAACTGTCATCCTCATGTTACTAGTGATCAGAGATTAGTATTAGTTCATAACGGAATTATTGAAAACTATAAAGAACTCAAGGCTGAATTAAGTCCGAAGTATACTTTCTCATCAGATACTGACAGTGAAGTTCTATTATATTTGATATATGATATTATGATCTCTAATAATCTGTCGTTATTTGAAGCAACTAAACTAGCCTTAGAGCAAGTTATGGGGGCTTATGCTATTGTTGTAATCGATAGGTATAGTACAGATACTCTGGTTTGTGCTAGGAAAGGAAGCTCTTTGATAGTAGGAATAGGAGATGGCGAATACTATGTATCCTCTGATAAAATGGGTATTGATCAGAAGATTACTAATATAGTATATCTTAAAGACAATAGCGTCTGTAAAATTAATGATCAAATTGTCACCTATGATATGACATGCGGAATCGAAGTAGACTGTGAAATAGAAAAAGTACTAGATCATAGAATGCCTTCTGATAAAGGGGATTATGAGTCGTACATGCTCAAAGAGATTTATGAACAGTCAGAAACAATAACTCAATGTATTACTGGGCGTATCTCTAAAGATAAAATTAAACTTGGTGGATTATTAGGATATGAAAAAGTATTGTCTTCAGCAAAACATATTACTATTGTTGCTTGTGGATCAAGCTGGAATGCTGGATTATTAGGCAAATACTATATTGAAGAATTAAACGATATTAAAGTTAGTGTTGAATATGCTAGCGAATTTAGATATCGATTAACAGCAATTAGTCCTGGAGATATTGTTATTGGAATTAGTCAGAGCGGAGAAACCGCAGATACTATTGCTGCTTTAGAAAAAGCAAAAGCTCAAGGAGCAACTGTCATTGGAATATGCAATGTTCCTAATTCAACCATGGCAAGAATGACTAACTGTGGCATATTTTTAAGGTCAGGAGTAGAAATTGGTGTTGCTAGTACCAAGACTTTTTTAAATCAAGTTTTGGTGCTTCTATTATTATCTTTATGGATTAATCAAAATCAAGAAAAATACAATATTGAGATTAGAAGAAATATAATTAATGAAATACTAAATCTTCCAAACTTAATTAAACAAACACTAGACTCTTCAGAAGAGATATGGAGTATTGCTGAGGAGTACTGTGATATTAAGAATTGTTTATTTCTTGGAAGAGGATACAATTTCCCTATAGCACTAGAGGGTGCTTTGAAGCTTAAAGAGATTAGTTACATTCATGCTGAAGGATATGCTGCTGCTGAAATGAAACATGGTCCTTTAGCTTTGGTTGATAGAGACACTCCAACAATTGTTATATCTAATAATATGGATCAGTATCAAAAATTACAAAACAATATTCAAGAAATAAAAGCAAGAGATGGTCAAGTAATTACTATAAGCAATCAACAACAAGATATTGCTGGAGATCATAATATTTATGTTCCTTCATGTATTGATCATGTGTGTCCACTAGTTTCCGTAGTTCCTCTGCAGTTGTTTTCTTATTATAGCGCAAAGCTAAGGGGCTGTAATATTGATAGACCAAGAAACTTAGCAAAAAGCGTTACTGTAGAATGAAAATATCAATATGCTCTCAAATAAAAAATAGACTGTATCAGTTTAGTAAGACTTTTTTAAAAAATATGGAGACTCTTGGACAATACCAAGATATTGAATGGATAATTGTGGACTGTGGATCAACAGATAACTTATCTGAATATATCGCGGAATATTTGGAAAAATATAGTTTTGTTAAATACTATCAAGCTCTTGATTTTAAGTATTCTATTCCAATAGCTAAAAATTTTGCTGTGCGATTTTCCTCTGGAGATTATGTTTTTAATTTAGATTGTGATAATTATTTAGATAATATAGTTGATGAAATAAGATCTTCTGATCAAGGAGTTCATTGTCATGAATATCTTAAAGGAACTCATGGAAGAATAGGAATGAGCAAAGAAATCTTTGTTAAGATAGGAGGATATGATGAAAACTTTTTTCCTGCCGGAGTTCATGATAATGATATTATTTTACGAGCAAACTATCTAGACTATAAATTTAAAAGTATTCCTAGTATTACTCCTCCGGTATCTAATAGTAAAAAAGATACTATTAAAGATTTTGGAGAGGGTATGGATTGGGAAACAATGGTAAAATATAATGAAATTATTATGAAATATAATGAAAAGAAAAAACTGTTAAATCCTAATAATAATATTTTTACTCCTTGTTCTTTTATCTATAATCTGAAGGATACTGTAGAGAAGACTAATGAATTCTGAAAAACTATTAGATAGTTATGTTGAGATGGCAGACACCTTGTTATATCAAGACGATGCTACTTTAAGATACTATCAAGAGCTTTTGGAAAAGAATATAGTAAATTGGGCACTTGAACATAGTAATGTTTATAAGACTTTATATCGGCCAGACAGAATATTTATCAAGGATGATCTACTTAATAAAGAAAACTGGTATGTTCCACAGCTAAAAGAGAATAGTGGGATACGTAGCACTAGCGGAAGTACTACAGGAGATCCTTTTTCATACTCTATATATAATAGATATGCTAGATTTTTAATAGATGATCAACATTGGAGTTTGATACTCAAGGAGTTTGGATTATATCAACATCATATTAAAATAGCAATAATGTATTATTTTAAAGACACATTGTCTGTTTTCTCAGATAGTGAATTTGTCAGATCGGACCACTCTGTTTCAAATCAGTTTCAGTATAATCATGGTAGTAAGGATTGTTCGGTAGATTATATTAACTTTCAAAATTTTGGTAGTACTGATTGGTATGAAAAATTGTTCGATTATTTAAGCGGTACTGAAATTGATATTATAATTAGTACGGGACCTATAATTAACCAGCTATGTAATGAGATCAGAAAAAGAAAGTATTCTAAAAAATTATGTTATTTATTGAGTCATAGTAATGAATTTCCATTACAAAGAGATTTTGAATTTTTGAAAATTAACAAGCTTATAGATTATCACTGTGATCATATGAGATGTTGGGATGGTGGGGCCAGTTTCTTTACTTGTAAGTTTGGAACTTATCATTTATTAGATAATATTACGCTTCATAAAAGTATAGATTCTAAATTAGTAACTACGGATTATTTTTCACTAGCTGCGCCTTTTGTAAATTATTGGAACGGAGATGTTTGTGAGATTCAAGACCAATACTTGCGATGTCAATGTGGAAGATTGTATCGGCCATTCAAGATGCTGGAAAATCGGCCCTTTGCTCTTAAAGGAACTACCAAGTTAACGCAAATAAAAGAAGAAATTAACAAATTAGATTTTAAGAATAACTTGGTTCAAGTTCAGTTTGAGAATTTGAATGTAAGAATTTCTAGTGATAGGGAGTTGGAAAAGAACGAAAAAACACAACTTAAAAAGATATTGAAGGAATATCAAATAACTTTTTGCTAGTCTCCCCCGTTTGGGGTGTATAGTCTATAATTACTACTAGTTGTAAGGGAAATTGTTATATGGTATATGATAATAATGATGGGACAGTTTATAGTGTTTTGACTGGGAAGCCTGGGCAGTGCGGAACTTTTTCTGTACAGTGTATAAGTGATGGATATGGCGGTTACGAATGGGACTTCGGAAATGCCGTTCATAATTACGCGGGTTGCTCTGGTTGTTGTACAGCAGCTCCTTGCAATCAATTCACCGGTGGTTATTACGTTAACGGCACCGGCACACCAGAGGGATTTACTTCTTATTGCGGAACTTGCGATGCGTCTAAAGTTGGACAATTCTGTAACGATACTATTCTTTGTAACGCACCATCTTGAGAGATTAAAATCTATCCACGATATAATCTTGCCAATACCTCAATGGTCTCTATTATAAACTAAAGGAGACTAAATATGATCAATAAAAACAATGTGGCCGATATTCTTCCTATTCTGATTAAGGACGAAGAAACTTTTAACCGTCTTAAGAACGATTTTCCTTCCATTCTGGCGGATCTTGTGACTTTTAAGGATAATCCTAATTGTTCTTGTCGAGGAAGAGTTTTTAAATTCTTCTCTGAACATCTAGAAGCTAATCCAAATATTTTAGATCAGTATGTTAAAGATGCTAGTGAAATAACTGTTAAGCTACAATCTTTAAGTGATGAACGAGCTGCTAATAATTATGCTGGTAAGGTCTTCCTTGTTGATAAGGGAGAAGAAGCGTGGGCGGCATTTGCGGGAACTTTACCCGGCAAGATGTTCCGAATGTTTAGCGTGGCTGAAAGAGATGATAAAGTAGTGGTGTATTTCTTGTAGTGATTATTGAATAACTTACTCAACAGGATACAACACCATGAATGATAATGGGCCAATTTATAGCGTGTTAACTGGGAAGCCTGCTTTATTCACCGGCTTCGCGCGCCCCACCGACAACTATGGCGGCAGCGTTGGGGTCCAGCCGTGGCCCGCCACTTGGTCCAACACAAGCAACTCTTTCACACGCACAACCTTCCAAGGTTATTCTCCTTCTTATCCTTCGACCCTCTGGACCCATGTTTTCACCCTCAGTGGAAACTCCGGCACCATCACTGGCACCCCCAAGTTTTTCCGCTCTGTGACCAACCACGGCGGCGGTCAGCTAGATAAAGACGGCCTTTTCAACTACGACAACCCGTCCTCTCTAAACGCTGGCACTTACTATGTGAGTGTTCCCGGCGGCAACTTTAACAACTATCCTAGCTCGTCCACAGCGACGTATACGTTTGCCAACTCTGTGCTTGCCAGTGCCAAGCCATTCCCTGATGGCACCGACTTTGCAAATTTCGATCCGGCAGCGAATGTTAGCGTAAGCGGTCTGGTGACCAGCTTTACCGTTTATGCCAATGCACATGCTGGCAAGGTCTTCTTTACCGTACCTGCGGGTTCAGCGCGTTCAGTAACGATTGCGTTTATAAACAGACGCGGAAATAACACCGGGTGGGATTTAACAACCGGCGGCGTAAATGCACTACGTTCTATTGTCAACTACAATAATTCGGGTTGGACATTAGATAAGAATGGCACTTATTCGGCCCCGTACCCGTATGGCTTGACTAAGACGCTTACGATGAACCCCGGCGATTATATTGTTGACCTGCGCGGGTCGCGGTACAGCGGCGGATACACCGGCACAATCACAATCACATAAGGAGAAATACTATGAAAGGCGCAAAAATCACACTACCAAATGGAAAAAGGTTTGCTCTTGTGGCTCGTAGCGGAAGCTACAGTGTAATATGGCAAGCATTACCAACGTCACTAAGAAATCCAGAAGGAGAAAGATGGCATCCCATTAACGCAACCACACATACTATAGGTTCGCCATTAGACGATAATGATATTCCTAATTTGTGTTGCTTAGTTAGAGACCCTGTTGAAAGATTTCGCTCATCTTGTGCTAGACAACAAAAAACCGTAGAAGAAGGACTTGAATCAATATCTTTTGATGTTCATTTCTGGACACTAGAATCTATGGGACTATTGGCTGAAGGAATAACCTACTTTCGATTCCCTGATCAAATAGATGATTGCGCACAATGGTTAGGGTTGGAGACTCCTGTACCAATATTAAATGAGGAGTTAGAAGAAGACAAGCCAGTCTTGACGGAAGAACAGAAAATTCTTATTCGTGAAGCATATTCTTCTGATGTGGAGTTGTGGGAATCTTTATAAAAAAGGGTACAATATTATGGCATATGATAATAGTAACGGACCAGTTTATAGCCAAGTGGTAAACAAACTAGCTCCTTGTACATCTAACAGTAATTGTTCAGCGGGAGAGTACTGTTGTAGTGATGGGACATCATCATATTGTGGAACAGGTAGTTGCCTTATCCTTATAGCAGCATGTAACTCTGGCAATAACTACTGTGGTACTGGAAACTCCTCGTATAACACTGCCACTTATGCTTATGCAAACAATCAATGGTATTATGGCAATGCAACACTAAGTGCCACGTACTTCAGACAACAAGGGGCATTATACTGCGGAGGAACTTTTTTTAATACGCACGTAAATGCTCAGGGTCCAGGAACTTGGGGAATAAGAGCATGTTCATAATTTATTTATTTATTTCTTTAGCTTTGTCGTACGCTTGGAGTGATACTGAAGTTACTCGGCCACTAAGAAATTTGGTAGCGCGAGTTCCATACGTTCGTAAACCATTGTTGTGTCATGAGTGTGTTAGTTTTTGGATTAGTCTTGGCCTATCGTTCTTTTTAAATCCTTTGCAAGATTTTACAGCTCCAATGGTTAGTAACATACTGAGTGCTTTTTGTGGATTTTTTATTAATATGGTCTTTGTTCGCAAACATTTGGTTCCTTATAAGGACTAAAGTTCCAATACGGGACTGTCGATACTATAAGTGTGGAAACTGGTCAATTTCTTTTAACCTCAGAGGATAATTTTATGCTAAAGCTATTAAGCGGATTGTTTGTATTTGCTCTATGTTCAGTATCATATGGTAGTGATTGGATGAGTTATGTTCCTCAGCAACCAATGGCTGTTCAACAAGCTCCAGCTATTCAGTATGTTCCAGTATACTATCCGATTATAATAGCTCCTGCAGCTCCTCAGCTCGTTCCAGTAACAACTTATCAAAACTTTGTGGTAGAACGTCGATGCTGGACTCTTTTAAAGAGATATGAGGTAGTTAGTGTTCCTCAAACAGTTTATGTTCCAATTAGGTATTGACTTCTCAAATTTTTCTGATAGGGTGAGAGTTGTCTCTTATTTTATCACAAAAAAACGCAAGGAAGTGATCAATGGGCAAAAAAGCTATTAGTCTAACTGTAGAGTCTCTAGAAAATAGAAAATTATTGTCAGTTGTTCCTAATGATCCAAAAATTAATGATCAGTGGGCTCTTCAAAGTATTTCAGCATATCAAGCGTGGCAGTATGGAACTGGTTCAAAAGACATTGTTGTTGCGATTATAGATAGTGGTATTGATTTAACTAATCAGGACTTGAAGAATAATCTATGGACTAATCCTGGAGAGATAGCGGGGGACGGGATAGATAATGAAAATAATGGATATATAGATGATATTAATGGTTGGAATTTTTATTCTAATAATAATGATATTCAGGACCGATACGGACACGGAAGTCATGTGGCAGGCATAATTGGCGCAGAAGGAAGCAATAGTTTGGGGGTGGCGGGGATTAATTGGAATGTGAGTTTAATGGCTTTAAAGTTTATGAACGACAAGGGGGTGGGCGATACTGGTGGGGCTATTCGAGCCATGGATTATATTAGTATGATGAAGAATACTTATGGAGTAAATGTGGTAGTAGCTAATGCTAGTTGGGGTGGGGGGACTGGTTTTAGTAATATGTTGTATGGGGCGATTGGTAGATTAAATGATGCTGGGGTGGTGGTGACGGTGGCGGCTGGTAATAATGGTAGCGATAATGATATTACATTAAGATATCCTAGTTGTTTTGATAATGATAATATTATTAGTGTAGGGGCTTTAGGATATGATGGAATAAAGTTAGCTAGCTTTTCAAATTATGGAGCTACTAATGTAGATATTGCTGCTCCTGGTAGCATGATACTATCTACTATTCCATATAATAATTATGGATATATGGCGGGGACTAGTATGGCAGCTCCTCAAGTGGCTGGTGCTGTAGCTTTGTTGAACTCTGTTAAACCTGGATTATCAATTTCAAAAGTTAAGGCTGCTATTTTTGGATCAGTAGATAAGCTTCCGGAACTATTTGGAAAGGTGGCAACAGGAGGAAAATTGAACGTGGGGGCAGCTATATCTAATGTGTTGGGAGTTCCTTATGATGGAAACATATTACCAACAGGAGCCATAATCAGTCAGAATTTAAGAAGTATTAGTGGATGGGCTAAAGATCTTAATTCTCCGAACTCTAGTATTTATGTGAGAATAATAATAGATGGTGCAGATAGTGGGTATCTATGGACTGGGGTTGGTGGGTCATTTGTTTTTAATCTGGGCGGTCTCACAATAGGGGAGCATGTTATAAGTGTTGAGGCCAGAGATTCTCAAACAGGATCTTGGACCTCTGTAGCATCATCCACAGTTACTATTCCTCCTCCGATTGTTAGGGTGGGATATTTAAGATTAGATAGAGTGGCGGGGTGGGCTTTTAGTGAGAGGTCCGGAGCATCTCCGGTTCTTGTTAGAGTAATTATTAATGGAAGGATAGTTACTGGACAGTGGGCTAATTTGTATAGACCAGCGTTAATTCCGGTGGTCGGTAGCGCCAGACACGGATTTAATATAGCTTTGAATAGAAGCTGGTTTCATAAAGGAACTAATGATATGAAGATTGTAATTTACGATCCAATATCGAGACAAGTTTCAATAGCTTGGGAAAGAATCATAAATAGATAATAAATGGCTAATAAACTGGCCAATTATGTATGGAGGCGCTTATTGTTTATGGACCTCCCGGCGGTTTTGACTGTGCGACCCCTTGGCCCCTTTAAAACGAAAAAACCCCCTGTCTGCAACTGTCTGCAAGTCCTTGTGACATAAAGACTTACGACGAATGACGAAGCCCGCGTTTGATGTAAGTCCTTATGGTGTTTGTCTTTGCGAAACCTTACGAAAATGCAAGGAAACTTTTCGCTTGCAAGCTAAAGAATACTCTGTATAATGTCGATATAAGAACAAGAGAACGATAAACAAGAGGACAAGAAAATGATCACCATCAACAATCGCAACGAACTCGAAAACTTCCTCTATGGTGCTGATTCGACCATGCCCGAAACTCTTGTTGGTATTGCTCGCATCGGTGGTGAGTTGCTCGAAGAGGCTTTTCACTACTATGAAATGAGCGACGGAAACGCCTGCATTGGAGACTTTTTTCCGATGGGTGATGAGGGTGAGGGAATCACCGTTGACCGGGACGGAAACATTCTGGAAGATTTTCTTTACTACTAAGGTATTGACAACGCCCTAACCGATAACCTATAATAGAAACAACACAAGAAAGAAAAGGAAAAAGATGCTTCAGACTAACTACAAAACTGTGACGAACAACCTTGATAAGATTTTTTCTGCTATGCGAGCTGGTAAGTATCACTGCGTGCTCGACCCAAAGGGTAACGCTCATGTGGGCCTTATCAATGGTATCATGCGTGAGGATGGTAGCGGAAAGAATTGGATCGTGACAGTGACTAACCGTACAGTAAGCGAAAAGGTCTTCATTCACGCCTCATGACCTAAAGCCTTACCCTATAAACACTTAGGGCGAGGCCGGGCGCCCGCATCTGACGTAAGTCCTTATCTCATATAGGCTTATGAACCTTACGATATTGTAAGGAAGAAAACTATTGCTAGAGCTTGACGTTGGTCGATAATAGGTGTAGAATAAGAACACAAGAAAGAAAAGGAATCCCAATGATTACGACTATCGAATACGTTCAGTTGTTTGCCTTGATTGCTTTTGCTGGTTTCATCTCGTACACCGCCCACGAGGTGGGTAACGCTATTCAATCCATTCTTCACGACTGAGGGAATATGTCTAGGTATCTGCCTGATGGTTATGTAGATTATGCTACATACAATATCAAAGAAGTTTTACAGTTTCTTCAACAATTACTAGGAATCATTAGCGAAAGCTGGTAAACAAAATGACACACTTTGAAGCAGTAAAGATGGTTCGTGGTAAGACTAATAAGGATACTCGCAAGGTTGGCAACAATACCTATGCCTATATCCAGGCCGATGGTAGCGTTGCAATAGAGTTGCATGGTACGAATGTCGTGGTGATTTATCCCGACGATACTGTTATGCTCAATAGTGGTGGATGGCATACGCACACCACTAAGAAGCGTATCAACCAGTATTCGCCCGTACAGGTATACCAGAAGAACTACGAATGGTACCTAAAAGACGGCACACCGTTTGAGGATCGTATGGTGGTGAGTTAACATAAAGCCTTGTCTGTAAAGGACTTACAGCGAGGCGGGCGGGCCGGGATCGACGTAAGTCCTTATGCTGCAACACTTTACGTTCACCTAGCAAATGCTGTGCCAATAGGATAGAAAATAGACGATTCTTTTGTCAAAAATTCTTGACAATAAAATTTCTAGATTTCTCTTGCAAGCTCAAGATGAGCATGGTATAATGTCGATATAAGACATAGAGAAGAAAGAAAGAGAGAAAAGAATGTTTGAAATTGGTGACAGCGTATCGTTCATGTGGGGAAAAGAGAAAAAGTTTGGCAAAATCGTAGGCTGGGAATACGATGAGGGTAATGTGTGGGAAGTAACCGTAACCGAAAGTATGAACGCATATTTTTCGGACGATGAGCTAGCTCCCGCAGTTGATGCCTACGGCCATCCCTGGGCCTAACGGTATTGTAAGGTTGACACGATAAAATCAGTTTGGTATAATGATCGCACAAGAGAACGATAGACCCTTAGAGAAAAAGACAATGAAAACCAAGTATCCAATCATCGAAAATGCCAAGCGTCAAGCCCGTATGATCTTCAAGGGTATCGCGATTCCAGTTCGCCACGAAGTGACCGATGAGCAGTGCATCATCGACGTTGACTACGTTCACGGTGTGACTGACCACAAGCGTTACGTTGTGACCGAAAAGGTACTCAAATTCAATCGTACCGCACTGAAGAACATTGGCAAGGTTCGCAAGGAAAAGGCTGACCCCCGCTATGTGGGGGGTGAGGATACCATGATCGTTCCGGTTGGAAAGCCGGGAAGCCGTGAACGTATCGAGGAACTGACCAAACAGTATGGTGTGGTCGCCCATCTGGAACTCAGCCCGTTCAGCTTCAAGAGTGATGAATGAACGATCACTACTGCACAAACATATAGCAGTTGACCTAAAGCGTTACCCTATAAGGACTTAGGGCAAACGCGACCGCCCCGATTTGATGTAACTCCTTATGACGCAACAACTTGCAACCTTACGATATTGTAAGGATTCTTTTCTCTAGAAATAGCTTGACACTGGACGATAATAGATGTATAATCGTAGGACAAGAAAGAAAGAGAGTTGAAGATGAGAGAGTCAGTTTCAGTCGAAAGTTTCACCCGTTCGCTTCCCTCTATTTATATTTACGATCATATCGTGCATATGAAGAATGGGAAAGCCTATAGAGTTTACCGTTGCGGTTCAGACCGTGCGGTTTACCAGTATATGCGTTCTCAGGGTTTCGACACCAAGGAAATCGTGAGGGTTGATCTCGTAGCCCCTAAGAGGGGTTAGAGGCCAACCTATCGATACTGTAAGGTATTGCAGGCTAAAGGTTGATATGGTAGAATGTCGATAATAGGTATAGGGAAAACGAGAACTAACAACAAAGAGGAAAAGTATGGACAATCTCACGTTGCCACAGAGACATGATTGGGTAGCTTTTGATTATAAGGGTAAGAGCTTCAGGGGTGAGGTTCGTAGGGTTTATGATAAGCCCAAGGGTCATTTGATGATTGTGAAATTGGGTGAGGGTAAGTATCGTTCGTGCTATCTTGAGCAGTGCGGGAATCTAACTGCTATCTCTACTCAACCGGAGGCTTGAATATGAGCGATTTTATTATGGTGTGGGTCTGGGTGGCGGTTATGTGTGGGGTTTTGTTCTTTGCTTATTTTCTCACTATTGTGGGAGAAGTTTGGCAGAGAATAAACGAGTATGAGAATATGCGGGCCAGGGGTTTTACTCTTATGAAGAATGATAAGGGTGATGATTTCTGGGTAGGATACGGGGATTGACCACTTAAACAAAATGGAGATACACGGATGTATCAGTTCGACTTTATTAGTGTTGCTTTCGGTTATATTTGTGGTATTGTACTGTACGCTAGTATGTCAAATATCATGTATATGGAGGAAAATGATGAAAGTGAGTGACTACATATTGTGGGGGGTGTGTTTTATTATTGGCTGCACTATGACGTATCTCCTTCACCTGTAAGGACTTACGTCGAGTCCGGCCGCCCCCGCGAAGCGTAAGTGTTTATGCACCAAGACTTTACGTTAACTAAAAGATTTTTCGTCTTTGGCATGAAATTATATTCTGGAATTTTCCAAGTTTCTGCTTGACGCTGGCCGATAATAAGAGTATAATCGCAGCATCACGAACGGAAACCACAGGAACCAGAATCATGCTGAACTTCGACGAGATCAACGATATTCTGAACGACATGGCCGAAGCGGGGATTGTTGAGCCGATGGTCGAGCCTATCGATGACCCCAGTGTGGAAGTCAATTTTTGGGATTGGGCTGACGTTGTAGGTGCTGTTGACGAATTCGTTCCCGAGGAGTATACTAATGCTTAGTGCAATTGCTTTTGTTGTGGGCTATGTGGGTTTGTTTTACGTTACTACCATCGTGAGGGATTGATCATGAGCTACGAATATGACGATCTTGAAGATTTTTACGGTATCGACGCTGATGATCGTACTAACGATTATTGGGCTGGAAATGATGACCTGGAGAATGATTCTGATGATTCGTTTGATGATAGTATGGATGGTGATGCTGAATCTGCGTTGGCTTCCGCTGGATGGGGAACCGACGAGGATTACGGTTACTATGGTGACGATGGAGTAGAAGATTTCCACGCCGATGAGGCTGTGGGATTTGTGGACTACAATGAAGACGGGCCATATAACGACTAATTAAAAGGAAAGAACAATGCAGTATCGAAAGATTGCGACGGGAATGATTGAAGCTACATATGAGAATTATTCACAGTGGCTAGAAGATGGCGTTCTTGCTGAAGAATTGAATAAGTATGAAATTCCGGTATGGGATGAGATGAATGATAGCACAAAGTGTTCTGCAATAGAGTATGTTTATCTTAATAGAGACACTATTGAGTTACATTCGGGACTTGTAGAATCATGGGTGCAAGCTACGGCTTACTTTATGATCTATGATTTTGCTGCTATTATGGCCCATGATGGACAGCCAGAAATCGAAATGTTCTTTGATGATATGGATTTCATGATGGATGAAGATACCCTGAACGATGAAGATGTTCAGGAGCAACTTGGAATTAGTCCAGATTTTGGAGGAAAATTCTAAGCACTCGCCCTAAACCCTTTGTGCGTAAGCACTTAGGGCTGGCGGGGCGGGCCGGATTTGACGTAAATCCTTTAGCAGTAAGGACTTATGACTCATAGCAGATGTCGTGCCAAAAAATCTTTTCTTTTTTTTCAAAATTTTCTGCTTGACACCTAAAGTTTCTATGCTATACTTGTCGATATAAGAGATAGAGAAAGAGAGAGTGAAAGATGTTGAGTGATTGCTGTGGTGTGATGATCTATCGTGGTGATATTTGCTCGCGTTGCAAGGAACACTGCGAACCGTTTGTGGATAGTGACGATGGGTATGATGCTGCTCGTGATGCTTATCTGACTGGTGAGGGTCCGGCGGTTACTCGTAAGCAACGGGAAGAAGTGGAAGCTTGGAATGAAGAGTGCCGCCGTAATGGGTGGTAGTCTAGTGAGGAATAAAATGAAAACTAAAAACAAAAAGCCCTTGACAGCACACCAGAAAGCTGTTATACTCATGAATCGTGAAGCTAGTCGTGCAGTGAATCGTGTGAAGATGTTGGAACAGTTGTATCTTGAAACCATGAAAGCAAAGGAACTTGTTAAATGAAGTGCGTTGTTACCCATACGGATACTTTTGGTGGTGAAGCTAACTATGGTTGGGTGAATCGTTATGAGTTCATCCCCAAGAAGAATGCTTCTCAGCGTAGTGTTATTCGTAAGGCCAAGGCTCTGGCCGGTATGACTGCGGTCAAGGCCGATACTCTTGACTATGGCGATGGCTATACCGTTAAGCCTCGCGGCTATGCTCAAATCATCTTTGTTGATTTTGAGTAAAAAATAATCTCTCGTCGTAAACCCTTTGTGTTCAAGCACTTAGGGCCGACGCGGGGAGCCGGATTTGACGTAAGTCCTTATCTTGCATAGGATTGTGACGAAAGAGAATTTCTTACCGAATCTATTGACAATAGCCGATACTCCTGTAGAATGACTCAACCAAAGGAGGACAAGCTATGTTCACGATGAAAGATTTGAGTCGTGTGCTTCCAGAACTCAAGGGATTGAAGCGGCCTGCTATTTTCTCTCCATCCAAGAGCGAATCAGCATATAAACTCTCTAAGATGGGGTCGCAGTTTCGTGGTCATGCAATTGAAAAGATGGTTAGGGATGGACTGCTGAAGAAGCACAAGACAAGCTATCATGGTGGATCTCATTCCCACGACATTACCTTGAATAAGGATGTTAGGATTGAAGTGAAATCAGCTTTAGCTACTCCTCTGGTTAGTAGCAGGACTAAGAAAATTACTAGATATAAATTTTCATTCAAGCATGTGCAATTGTCTAAGTTTGATATTCTTTTTCTGGTATATGTTACTCCTAATGGGCCTAAAGTCCGATGGATGACCAAAGCGACAGCGAGGGAGTTTGTTGGTAATCATCGTTCTAAGGCAAGCCAGATCGATGTTACTACTTCTTCTTTTCGTAATCTTGAAGGAACAGCTTGGAAAAAGCTCAAGATGCCCGTAACAAAAAAGAAAAAGCAGAAAGTGAAAGCTTGACGCAAGTCCTTAACTCCAAAGAACTTGGGGTAAGGGCGGGCGCCCCAGATTGTTGTAACTCCTTATCGAATAAAGACTTACGGAAACCTTGCAATGCTGAAAGATTCAAGTTTACCACTTGCAATTGACGATAATAGATAGTAGAATGCAGTATAGAAGAAAGGCAAGGGTGAGAACATGAGTCCCGACGGAACCTATAACGGCTATCAAAACTATCAAACTTGGAATGTCTGCTTGTGGATCAGCAACGATGAGGGTTTGTATACTCTAGCCAAACAGTGTGGCTCTTACGATCATTTTAGAATTTTGATTCGTGAGATTTTTGAAGTGAGTCCTATTCGGTTCGAAACGCCCGATTGTGTGGCTTGGAATGATAGTGGTATCAACATGGCTGAAATGGTAGAGTATTGGGAAGAAAATTTTTCTAAAGTTCCCGCTTGACAAATGACGATAATTAGTGTAGACTTGTGGCATGGATGTTGTGATCGGTTTTCAATTTGAAAGGGTTTCTATGAACGATGTGATTCTGTTTGGTGCGATTTTTGCGGCTGCTGCCGTTGCTGTTGTGGGTTTCGTCTTCTATTCGGTCTATGGTGGATCGAAAGCTAGCTTGGCGAATGCCCAAGAGGGTCAGGTTTTCAACTTTGTTTACGAGCAGCCTTTGCATGGAACGCATGAGCGTTTTCTTGCTAAGGTGATTGGCAAGCAGACGTTGACTGCCGATCAGATTGCGAGACTCAATCGCAAGAGTCGGTATCGTATCAATGATCCTGAGTTTGTGCGTACCAGTAATCTGGTAACGTGTCGAACTGCGGATGGTAAGGTGCGTAATTTCTACGCAGAACGTGTAACGAAGTGCCGAAAGCCGTTGCTGGCCGGTGCTTTGTTCAAGAGCGGGTTTGCTAACCTGTTCTAAAAACTAGCAGTCTCTGCCTACTAACTGACCAACCCCTAACTCTTTGACACCAAAGGACTTAGGGCGAGGTCGGCCCGCCCCGCGAGTCGTAAGTCTTTATCTCACAACACTTTACGACAATCTTTTTTTGCTCAAGTTTTTCCTCTTGACAGGTCGATAATAGTAGTGTAGAATACAAGGAATCAAAAGGAGAAAAAGAAGATGTTTATGCTCGGTAAGCCGTTTGCTTTTAGTGATGATGTCACGCGAACTGTTAGCAGCGATGGCTCTTGGGTGATGTTTGAGGGTCAGACCAAGAGCGGCAAGGATTTTGCAATCTCTACTCGACTTGCTGACGCACAGCGTTGGCTCAATGGAGAGTTGATTCAAAACTGCTTTCTTCATCTCAATGCTGAACAGCGTGAAATTCTGATGACGGGATTTGACGATGAGTGCTGGAATAGTATGTTTGCCGGATCGGAGGATGACGAATGAGTACCGATACCTATATGGTCATGAAGGGTAATAAGGTGGTAGGATATGTTCATGCGTACAGTACCTATCATGCGTTGTCTCAGGCCGAAAAGTTGTATGGGAAGAATTTGCTCATTGAGCGAATTACCCATAGTTGTCCCGCCTAACCCTAGCGGGTCGGGCTGAGTGGGTATAGTCAGCCAATAGTTGGGGCTTGACAAAGAGTTTTTCATAGAGTATATTGAGCAGAAAGGGAGAATTTTATGTTGACAGATGATGAACGTATGGCTGTTTGTGATTGTGTGGCCGATTTTTCCATTCGTCTGTTTAATGCTGCTACTGTGGATGAGCAGTCTATTCATGATGAGTTGGATATTTTCTTTGAGTTCTTTTGTAGGGCTCTTGAGATTGCCAAGAACGAAGGTGCGGTTAGGGTTCGTGAGTCTATTGGGGCTAGTAATAACTAAGGGGATATCATGAGAGTTTGTCCATGTGGGTCTGGCAAGAAAAGTTGGTGGGAAAGTGATGCTAGGGGAATTCCACTGGGTAGGGTTTGTTTGGAGTGTCTGGATAAAAAGTTGAGTAAGTATAGGCCAGAAGTGTTGACCAACTCCAATTACTCTGCCGACGAGCCTATTGAGGCTGAAGACTACTGATCGTAAGTCCTTATCCTTAAAGAACTTAGGGATAGGGCGGGCGGCCGACTTTGATGTAAGTGCTTGTGTATCATAGGGTTACGTCAATACTAAAAAATTTTTGGAATTCCTACAGAAGCCTCTTGACAAGTGACGATAATAGATGTAGAATGATTGAACAAGAGAGGACAAGACAGGTAGCACAAGGTTGTTCGCGTTTATCGAAGGCCAAGATAAACTGCTAAATAGACCTACGTTGAAGCAACATAGTTCGCGTACTATGGTGGGTGCGACGCCCAGTGCTGCCTGTCCTGTTCTTTCAAAAATACTTGACAACAAAAAATAATGAGGTATAGTTAAGAAACAAGCAGATGAGGGCCGCTGGCAGAATGATATCAAAGTAGCCACGGTTAAATGGCTGTCGAGTATGGCTCAACCCTATCTGCTTTACAATACAAAACTCGTGGGTCCATGCCTTGGACTAGGTTGGGTAACTCATTACGATAAGCATCGCATGTCGCGGCAGCGATGATGCTGACAGTGCCGGTTACGCACTGGATAGTAGTGCCAATCTATGGGGGATCGCGTCCTCACCACGTTATAATACAATCAGTAATCGTTCCCAAGAGCCAGACAGATTGCTTCATGAACAATCTCAGGGAGGTTTCCGTGGACGGTTTCCACTAGTGTTTACCTGGCCCAAGGGTTAAAAATATCGGGTATTAGTGGAGTATAGAACCGGAGTCGTAAATGGTTCGCTGATTACAAACAGGGGTCGGATAGAAACCTTAGATAAGGTAAAACCTTGAGGTTAGTTAATGCGTGATACCGGACATTATCTGTAAAACTATCGCTGGATATAACTCAAATGGCAGAGTTCCACTCAGAGATGAGAGGAGTTACAGGTTCAAACCCTGTTATCTGGTAAGTCGATCCATTAACAGCCGGTATAACAATACAAAGGAGAAGTGATGAATAAAGAAGAATCAGATAGAAACGCAGCGATAGTTTATGTTCTTAGGGTTCTTAAAAACCCAATGATGATCAGGAGTCCTGCTAAAAAAGACGCATTGACTTTAGCAGAGAAGTATGGTATAACGGTGACTGATTTGATTACTGAGTACGAAAAGATAGTGATGAGGGTATAATGATCTACTTAAATATTAATGAGATTGAGCGTTTGGCCGAAATTGTGGCTGAACTGGTTAAGTTGGACATGTGTGTGATTGCTGAGTTGAAGGGTACTAAGTGGAGTATTGAGGTTACTAAGGGATGAAAACTACAACGCTTGAGCTGACCAAAACCGAAATTAACTATTTGTATAATCTGGTATGTGAGAATATGGAGCGTGGAGAATATTGGGGAAATCAGAATCAGTTTATGAAGATGCAAGAACGTGTTTTTAATAAACTGATGGACTGCGAAACAGAGGTGGCATCCTAATGGAATGGATTAGTTTCCACGGACCTCGTCGTCCTATTAATGGTCAGAAGATCATCTATTATGGTGAGCCTATTGGTGTGTGGCGTGGAACATATAGGATAAACTATAATGATCCTTTTTGTATTCACAATATTGATTGTAGTGAAGCTCCCGGTAATGTAGATTATATGGATGCTCCATACTGGCAACCCGATGAGGGGCAACCAAAACCACCACCACCAGAACAGCCTTACCCACCAGATTATCCTAGTGGTTGAAATTATGAAAACTTTTAACATGTGTGGTTGTGGCAACTGTAATGAAATTATGTATACTGTTGATAAGCATGGTCTTGTTTGGAGTTTATGCGGAGATTGTGGTTGGTGGTACATAAGTTACCGCTACATAACGACTTAGAGCAAATCGGGCGGGCCGGTTTCGACGTAAGTCCTTATCTCTAAAGACTTTACGATTAGCAATATTTTTTCAAGATTCCCTCTTGACTTGTCGATAATAGTAGTGTAAGATAGTGGTAACACGAAAGGGAATATGATGACTGTTGCCGAATTGATCGAAGAACTGAACAAGCTACCCCAAGATATGCTGGTACTGGTGCCGGGTTACGAGGGTGGATACGACAATATCGAAGTTCAGAGGAATGGGGCTGTTGTTGTTGATGATAATTGGGATGGACAAGAAAAGCTTTATTGGTATAATGGGCGACACGCAACGTACTACAAGGATATGGAAGGCGACGAGCCTACGTCATGCGTTGTTATCGGGAGAGGTAAATGAAAACGGTCGAAAAACACGCCGAAGTACGATTCCATCTGCTCAATGGGCAGAACTATCGGAAGTGGCAAGTAAATATTATGCAGGGTAAGAAAAGGGTTGACCAATTTTATGTAGATCCTACAGAATACCAGTTAGAGATGCGTGGTTGCAAGCTGGTAAATAAGGTAGCTAGGGCAAAATGGGTCAATAAGAAACAGAAAAAGAATGTTAGTGGTTGGGTGCAGTGTGAAGAAGTTATGCTTCGCAAGGATTTTTATCCCTCTTTGCCTATTGACAATCTTGAGAAGTTGTATTATAACCCAATCAAAGACGTACATTGGCGTAGGGAGAGTGATGGTGGTGAATTTGTTTGGGATAACAGTGAGTATGACACCTTAGTTACCGATGGGCGACAGGTACATATTCTGGAAGAACGTAACGGAAATTTTGACGGCATTTACGAGATAGACCCTAAGTATACAGAAAGTTTTGGAATTTATGATCAAAGTCGAACTGAGCGTCCGTGAGTCTCTGAACATGATTGCCAACGGTTGCAGTCTCGACATGTTCGAGAAGATTGTTTGCTCGTTGGAAGTTGCACTGGGTGTGAACCAGCGTCGTTGTGTGACGATTACTGCTGGAATGAATACGGATAATCGTATCCCTTGCATCAAAGCTATTCGTCTTCACACCGGGTGGGGACTGAAAGAGGCAAAGGATTGGACCGACTTTCTGGTTGGTGGTTGGAAGTACGACAAGTGGTATCCGGCACCGGCAGGAACCAAGCAGAGCATGATGCTGAAAACGCCCGAAGCGGCAGAGGCACTGCTGCGTGATCTGGCTGGATTGGGTTGTGAGGGTTATCTCTCATAACCTAAACCCCTATGCTGTAAAGACTTACGGCAAACGGGGCGGGCCGAATTTGACATAAGTCCTTATCAGCAAACAACTTAGGACAAAAACAAAAATTTTTGAGGGACACTCAAGTTCCGGCTTGACAATGACGATACTATACTGTAGAATGAGAGTATCACGAGACAAGACTCCGCGATGATGCCAACAACAGAAACCATCACGACGGACTTGACAAGTGGGTAACAGTAGCGTATACTGATACTAGAACGATTTGGTAACTGTAACACTTTTTGGAGAATGTAAGATGAAGAAGTTTAGTTTTGTGGTTGATGTTGTGGCCGATGAGCTTGATCGTGACGGCGTGGTTGATTCGATTCGTGATTGCCTGAGCGATAGCCTTCCTGGCGATGTTCACGCTAATGTCAAGGCCGGTGAGGTCAAGGCTTTCAGCGAGCAAGGTTATAAGGTGTGGCGAGCGAGGGTTACGGGTGTGACTGCTGAACAGGCTGGTGATGCCCATGACGGTAAGGTAGAAAAGGAAACTACTGAAGCAGTTGCGTGATCGACTCTAAGGAGTTATAATGGCTGCGAGCCTCCACGGGACGCCGTGGGGGCTTGCGGTATTGCGGCCCCATAGTTAAATGGATATAACAAGTGCCTTCTAAGCACTGGTTAGAGGTTCGATTCCTCTTGGGGCTATTATTGGGGGCGTAGATCAATTGGTTAGATCGCTAGCTTGTCACGCTAGAGGTTGCGGGTTCGAGTCCCGTCGCTCTCGTTTGTCATAAACCCTTACTGCATAAGCACTTAGGACAAGCCCGGCCGCCCCGGTTCGTCGTAAGTCCTTATTTCACAACAACTTGCATCAAGAATAATTTTTTGAAGTTTTTCGCTTGACTATGCCGATACCATAGTGTAGAATCAGTAGACACAGGAGAAGAACATGAAGTACGCTGAAGGTAATGACAAGCTCGGCAAAAATTGTCTGGTAGTTTCTCGCCCGGTTGGGGATACTTGCCCGCCAGACTGTGCATTTCTTGATAATGGTTGTTATGCCGAAAACACTGAGAAGATTTATCCGGGTGTTCGCCCTGCTGGTATGCAGAATCTTATCACAGAAAAGAATCGTATCCGCTCTATGATTCTAGAAGCCAAGCGTCGTAATCGTAGTATTCGATTTATGGAACGTGGCGATTGGTTGCTGAATGGCGAACTTGATATTAGCTTTGTAGAGAATGTAGTCTGGGCTTGCGATAGTATTCTGGCCGATGGTGATACTTTGCCAAAAATGTGGTTTTATACCCATGTTTATGACGAGCGTATTCCAGCACAACTTGGCAAGTATTTTTCTATCTTTGCTAGTATTCATAATGGTGAACATATGAAGATTGCAAAATCTAAGGGTTTTACCAAGTTCGCATGGTGTGACAGCGACCAAAAAATTGCACCAAAGCGACCCAAAAATAAAGCAAAGGCAGACGCATGGCGTCAGGCTCTACCGAAACTGGTAATACTTGAAGGTGAAAAGTTTATCACTTGTCCAGAGATTCGTCGTGGTCGTTCATTTGTTACATGCACTGGAACAAAGGATAGTCAGGCTTGCAATATGTGTCTCGATAAAGATAAGCCTAATGTTCTTTTTCCCTGTCATTAGCATGAAGCGTTCTATGACAGTTAGAGCAGAGTATGATACATTTTTCAATCTCTGTTTTTAACTGTTCTATAGATACGGCTTTATCTCGTATCATTGCACCTATACTATGTTCTTTATTGTCATCTGTGTGATGAAAATCTAGACATTCTATATTATTACAACTACAATATAAGCACTTACTATTTGATTTAATAGTATGTACTAAGGCACCTTTTTTATTCCTCATATACTTGCCAGTGTAATGATATGTTCTATGGCAATTAGAGCAAATAATATCACATTTTTTTATTTCTCTTTTAATTATTTCAAGAGAATATCCATGACGTACAAGATTACATACTGTATTTTTCTTTTTAGTTTTAGGGCGATGATGGAAATCTAGACAGTGGATATTTTTATTTCCACAAGTTTTACAACCAGAAAGTTCTTTTATGAATTTAATATGTTCTCTGGCTAATCTTTTTTGTTCGTGTTTGTATTTGCGTTTATATTGACGTACTTTATTAACATTATTTTTAGCCCATTTACAATTATTATCAATCTTGGACTGGGGTGTTTTTTTCATAAAAGCTCCTTTAAATAATAATACACCAAAAATTGACGGGGAGAGGAGATTTTCTATAAATCCTTGTCAGTAAAAGACTTACGGCAAGGGCGAGCGGACGGATCGGTCGTAAGTCCTTGACTCATAAGACTTTAGAGATTATTCAAGTTTCACTATTGCATTTGTCGATAAGATACTGTAGAATGGTGGAGTATCACCAACTTGGAAAGGGAAAGCTATGAGCTACGTTGGATTGTATGATGATGCAGGAAGTAAAAATGCTTTCTATATTATTAAAGACAAAAAGATTGGCCGTAAACGTGTGGGCTTTAAAGAATTTGAGAATAAACAAGAAGCAGAGTTTGCCCATCGGGTTCAAAAATATCTGGCCGAGTTTAATTTGGCTCCTATGGTATATGGGGATGTTGGTATGATTCGTAGGCATGATGGTGAGTTGACTGCTCATGGTTATTTGACCGAAGTGGCTCGTACTATGCCGGAATGTCATGATGAGGATTGTGATGGTGAATGTTTTCAGAGCGAATGTAAGAACGGTACTACTATCTCTGAGCTAGTTTATGATTTGGGTGAGCATGGCTTAGAGTATAATGATTCTCACAAGGGTAACTTTGGTTATGTTCGACGCAAAGGATCATGGGTTCCGGTTGTGATTGACCTTGGGATTGAGAGTTTTACTGATTGGGATGAAGATATTTATGGAAAGTTTGATTATGATGCTGATGAAGATGTTGATGGTTATGGGGCGTGTAATTGTGTTCACTGCCAACAATTTAGAGACAGGGGATAATCATGGCAAAGTATTATATCAAATGTGGGACACTAGAACTAATTTATTCCTGCAACAAATGTCCGAGGGATGCTGCGATGGATGCTATATGGGAAACAAATGAAAACGACACGCTGGATGAACATATCTACCTTGATGAACGCGGATATAGAAACTATACAAATGCTGATGGATTAACTTGTGTGTTGCATACTACTCATATTCTCAAAGATGCCGGATGGAGTATTGAATAATGTGGACAAAAATAGACGATAAAAAAGTAAGGCACTTGTGGGAATGTGCAGATTGTGATAATCTAGTTTATGTTGAACCTTGGTTCTATTCCGAAAATGGCGAACCCTTTTGCACAAAGTGTGAGAAGGATATGGAGTATATTAGGACAGAAGTGGATATGTAACACTTTCCGCAAACCCTTACTGCATAAGCACTTAGGGCGAGCGGGGGCGGCCGGATTTGACGTAAGTTGTTGCAGGATGCGGACTTAGAGAAATTCCAGAAAACTCCTAAAGTTTAGGGTGGTGATTGGTCGATAATAAGGATATGAGAACGAGAAGGGAATCAACAAAGGGCGAGAGAATGATCCAGTGGATTGGGATATTGATTGCTGTGGTGGGTCTGGCGTATAATGGGGTTAAGGACTACCAAAAGGGTGATATAAAAATTCCACCTTTGCGTCATCCTTCACAAGAGCAAAAACAAGTATTGACAAAGCCAGTTTATCCGGTACAATACTGTCTGATGGCTTACGATCCTAATATTGACAAGGTTTTCTACTTACACGAAAATGGACAATGGCATGATTACGCTCCACAACAACGACGATATGCGACCCAAACGCAACCATATCAAAATCAAGGTTCGACCGCAGTGGCAAGTTCCTACGGGTCACAAGGAACACCGTCATACCGTTATGGACAATCGCCCCAAGCGAACCCGAACCCGATCCGCTGAAAATCGCAGGGCTTGCGAGAATGGGGACTATTGAGTATAATTAGTAGTATGCCAGTGTAGCTCAGTCAGCAGAGCGTCAAATTTGTAATTTGAATGTCGCGGGTGCAACTCCTGCCACTGGCTCTTGTTCCGCGGTAGCTTAACTGGCAAAGCGGCTGACTTTGGATCAGCTGAGTGGTGGTTCAAATCCACCCCGCGGATTATTTAATTGAAAAACAGATTAAAAATCGAACTTTGGTGTATTATATGGTATAACGATCAAGACATACCATTGTGGGATAGCATAACAGTAATGCGGCACTCTGTTAAAGTGTAAGATACTGGGGCAGAACCAGTTCCCACAGCTTTTAGAAAAATAGGTCATGGAAAATAAAGATAGGTATATAACTAGAAACTGTAAACATCATGGTGATGTAAAGTTTATTCTGGAAAATAGAGGATATTATCGTTGTACTAAATGCAGGATGGATGCTGTTAGTAGAAAAAGAAAAAGACTCAAAAAAGATTTAGTAGACTATAAGGGTGGAAAGTGTGAAAAGTGCGGTTATAATAAGTGCGTTTCAGCTTTAGATTTCCATCATAAGGATCCAAACGAAAAAGATTTTGGATTGTCTAGTAATGGAAATACTCAGAGTTGGAAAAAATTAACACAAGAAGCGGATAAGTGTTTATTGTTATGCTCTAACTGTCATAGAGAACTACATGAAGAGTTAAATGGATATAAAGAATCTAGAACTAATATAAAACAACAGACCTATAGAGCAGTAGATCTAGAATCGTCTATCTCTAGAAAAAAACAAAAAAAACAATACAATGCATGTGTTGTTTGTTACAATAATACATACAATAAAAAATACTGCTCATATACTTGTGCAAAAATAAATAGAAGAAAAGTAAAAGAAAGACCATCAAAAGAAGAATTAATAGCGTTACTTATAAAGAATAATTGGACACAAACTGCTGCAATATTTGACGTATCAGATAATGCTGTAAGAAAATGGGCAAAAGAATACGGGATAAATACTAATAGAAAAGAACTGAGGCTGGATGGCAGAGTGGTCTAATGCGCATCTTTGCTAAAGATGTGACGATTAAAACCGTCCACAGGTTCGAATCCTGTTCCAGCCGTTTAGGTAGATTACTCAAGTGGACAACGAGGGCAGACTGTAAATCTGCTGGCATTGCCTTCGCTGGTTCGAATCCAGCATCTACCACTAAGTTGTTGGTATGAAAGGACTTAGAACAAATGTGGCGGACCGCCTTCGACGTAAGTGCTTGTACCATAAAGACTTAGGATTTTCTAAAGGCTGGCCTTGACAACTGCCGATAACAGATGTATGATTGCTAATCGGAGGCTGATGTTTGAGTTGCGAGTGCGGCCCCATAGTATAGTAGTTAGTACGCTGGCCTTTCACGCCGGAGACCTGGGAGCGTAACCCAGTGGGGTCATTTGTTTCTGCTAATCCTACGGATTTGGTGGTCTTGGCGATAGTCAGCGAGAATCTTAAAGTTTTGGGTGTTGACAGGACGATATTGGTATGGTAGACTGTTGGAACAAGAAAGGAAAGTGATGATGAAGAACCTTCGCATCTATGATATTCTGACTGAGGATGGTAAATCTCTGGCCGAAATTACTCTCTCTATGCAAGAGGATTTTGATTGGGTCGATGTTTTCGACAAGCTGTATGATTTTACAACCGAAAATATCCAAAGTTATTCTTACGAGGAAATTACCGTAACCGAATAATAAGGCGGGCCTTTAGCTCAATTGGCAGAGCATTCGGCTTTTAACCGATAGGTTCGGGGTTCGAGTCCCCGAGGGCCCACTTGACAGTGACGATTGTTGGTGTAGAATAGAGGTAAGAAAGGGAGTAGAAATATGAGATATGAAGATTACTATGACGGCTATAACTATGACTACGATGAATTGGTAGAAAATACCGAGGATCTTGGTCTGGATGAAGAACCTTGGATGAATGATCTTGAGGAAGAAGATGACGAGGTTCCATCTTATGGCAAGAACTATTATCCTAGTATTGAGGAAGATGAAGATTGATTTTTTGTGTGTGCATCTAGGTGGGACTAGACCCTATTCTTAATTCCTTTCTTTCTTATCGGGATTGTCGGTTCAAATCCGACCACACACTTTATGAACGCTTTTCAGCAAGAGCTTGATGATTTTCGGCGTACCCCAGACGGCAAGATAATTCAAGGGGCTGCTCATACTAGCCGAGTGTTAAATCACAAATATAGGAATGGTGTGATTATCAAGGCTATCTGCTCTCTGCGTAAGATTGAGAATGATTTTGATAGCATTGCCTGTTGTGGCGTAAGTGGTTTGATGGTAGTGCCACAGATTGCAGAGATTCTTAATAAAAATATTATTATCGTTCGCAAGGATGAAAAACGATATAGCGAATTTTTTATTGAAGGCGTTACTCCATCTCGATACGTTATTATTGATGATTTGATTTGTTCTGGAAATACTATCAAACATATTATGGATAGTATCAATGACGATACTCCAAGAGCAAAGTGTATCGGGGCATATTTCTATCTTGGTGAGGAGTGTGCTTTCAATGCTTCTAATTCTAAATATTTTGAGAAGCAGTTTGGGACGATCATCCTAAACCCTTACCAGCCAAAGACTTAGGACAAGGCGGGGCGGCCCCGGTCGCCGTAAGTCCTTATCTGCCAACCACTTACGACCTGCGGAATTTTTCCAAAGTTTTCGCTTGACACTGCCGATAATATAGTGTAGAATCAGTGCATAAGAACGATTGAACAGCAACACGAAAGGGATGATTATGGCTCATGCAGTTGAACAGATGATGTTTGTTGGTGCGACCCCGTGGCACGGTCTGGGCAATAAGCTCGACGAGGCTCCCACGGTTTCGGAGGCGATGACTGCCGCCGGTTTGGATTGGGAAGTTGGTCTGAAGGATTTGGTCACGGTGGACGGGCAACCCGTTCCGGCCCGTGCGACCTATCGCAAGACCGATGACAGCATTTTGGGCGTTGTCGGCCCGCGATACACCCCGCTACAAAACAGCGAGGCGTTCGATTGGTTCCAGCCGTTTCTGGACGCTGGCGAGTGTGCATTGCATACTGCCGGTTCGCTCCACAGCGGTCAGAAAGTTTGGGTTCTGGCCCAACTGAACCGCGACAACAGCGAGATCGTGAAGGGTGACGAGGTTGGGAAGTTCATTCTTCTCAGCAACTCGCACGATGGCACGACCGCTATCCGGGTTGGCTACACGCCGATCCGCGTTGTGTGTGCTAACACTATGGCGATGGCCCATAGCAAGGCTAGTGGTTCCAAGTTGATCCGTATTCGTCACACACGTTCCAGCAAGACCAATCTGGAAAATGTGCGAGATATTATGGACAATATCAACATGGAGTTTGAGGCGACTGCGGAACAGTTCAAGTTCCTCGCGTCGAAGAACTTCAATCAGGCCGACGTTCGTCGCTATGTCAAGGTGATGCTCGACATTGACGGTACGCCGGACGATCAGATCAAGACTCGCACCCGTAACATTATGGACGAGATTCTGGCTCTGGTCGAAGGCCCGAAACAGAGTGCAACGGGTGTGCGTGGAACGTGGTGGGCCGCGTATAACGGCTACAACGAGTATCTGAATTACAATAAGGGTCGCACCGAAGATAATCGGCTCGACAGCCTGTGGTTCGGACTGAACGCGAACGACAACACCAAGGCTCTGGAAAAGGCCATGCAGTTCGCTCAAGCACTCTAATCCCTCGCAATAGGGGTTGACACGGGAGCCGCCACTCAGCAATGGGTGGCGGTTCTTTTTTGTGTCTAGATCACTTGACGCAAACCCTTATGCTCAAAGGACTTACGACAAGCCGGGGCGCCCGAAATTTCTCTAAGTTATTTGATACCAACGACTTGCGTCAATTTAGTAAAAGAATCTCATAAGTTGGCTGTTGGCAATGGGTTACGATGACGATATACTGTATGTGGACGTAAGTGGTTACTGGGCAAAGG